GTGTGGCGCAACAAAAAGAAAGAGAACGATTTCCAGAGGGGTCACGAGGTTGATCCTCAGAGTCCAGATATGATTTTGATGAACGAGAAGCAGCGTAATGGGGAAAGTACCGATTGGTATCCGTTTTGGTTTCACAGGGATTCTAGCCAATTCATTGAGCGATTTGAGGGTCAGCCGAGTGACTACGACAATAAAGGGAGATTTCGTGAATGAGTTGGCTCTTTTCGCAGGTGCTGGTGGAGGAATACTTGGGGGAAAATTGCTTGGATGGAGAACCGTCTGTGCAGTCGAATGGGAACCCTATCCAGCAAGCGTACTTGTCGCAAGACAAAATGACGGTTTTCTCCCGCCTTTCCCGATTTGGGATGACGTTCAAACCTTTGACGGAAAACCTTGGCGAGGAATTGTTGATGTCGTATCGGGCGGCTTTCCCTGCCAAGACATATCAAGCGCCGGGAAAGGGGCGGGAATCGACGGAGAACGATCCGGCATGTGGTCACACATGGTCCGCATCGTGGACGAAGTTCGACCCCGATACGTCTTCGTGGAAAACTCACCAATGCTCACTTCTAGGGGGCTTGGAAGAGTTCTCGGAGACTTGGCCAAACTGGGGTTCGATGCGGAATGGGGAGTGCTGGGAGCGGCAAACGTCGGCGCTCCGCATCAGCGAGATCGGATCTGGATTGTGGCCCACGCCGGTCAAGTCGGATTCGGCTGCCAGGCGACCGAGCAAGGGATGGGCCGGAAACGATCTACCGTCGGTTGTTTGGCGTCGCAATGGTGGCGAGCAGAACCCATCGAAACCCCCCGGGAAGTTGAACGCCAGATGGGTGGAATGGTTAATGGGTTGGCCAATCGGGTGGACCAGCTTGCGGCCCTTGGAAATGGACAAGTACCATTATGTGCAGCAACAGCTTGGCGAATCCTAAGTGAACAACTCTGAAGAATACAGACACCAGTGCGAGGTCAGGCAGGTGCTTAGGTGGAGAACAGAAAACCGCGACAAAGCGATCAGTTATCTGAATAAAGTGCGACAAAAGCGGAATGAGGCTGCTGCTAATAAGCTAGAACGCGACACTAGAGAGCAATGGTCTAAAGGAAATCGTGGGGAAAAAGGAGATTGGCGTTGAGAGCTTATAGGGTAGACGGGAACCAGAAAGCTATTGTGGCTGCATTGAGAGCTGAGGGTTTTGTAGTTCAGCATTTGCATAAGGTAGGGGAAGGGTGTCCTGACTTGTTGGTAGGTTACAGTCATAACGGAAAAGGTTATAACGTCCTACTAGAACTTAAAGACGGAGATGGAAAGCTCACTGCTCAGCAGGTAATCTGGCACGCTGGATGGCGAGGTCAGGTAGCTGTTGTCAATAATGCAAAAGATGCAATTAATGCGGTTAAAAATGCCTACAAATAAAAAACCTAGAAAAGTTAGAAAGTACATACCAAAAGCACTACCACTAACCATTAGGCATAACGAGGAATCAGAAACAGCCTTGCAGCTAGCGCCTCATGCTGAGTTAATGAAGTTAAGGGAGGGCTATGGGGATGAGGGTAGCTGGAACACGATAGTAGCTAGGCTCAATATCGGGTTAGTGGCTGCTAACGCTGCTGGCAAGGAAGATCAGGCCAAAGAGATTAGGATAGGGCTAGATGCTATGTTGAAGGTACAAGCTAGGTTTGATAAGTCTGGAAAATGGGGCTTATCTGGCAGCGATTTAAAACAGGTAGGCGATGGGTTAGTCCTGACTGATAACTTACAGCTATCGTTAACTAGAAAGCAATTTGCACAAGCTATTGATTATGTCTGGCAACACGCAGCAAAATAGGTTTATAATTAGCTCGTCTATGTGTGGGCATAGAAAATAACTGAAGCCCTTTAGCTTTGGTTCTCATCCCGATAGGGAACGTGCCCACACACGGAGAGCCAAACCTAGAGGGCTTTTTTATTGTCTAGGTCGTACTGGTCGCGTTAGGAATGAACCCATGTTCGGGGTTGCTACCAAGAAAACCGAGTGCGCTATATTGATAGGGCGGCGCAGCAGACTTGCTACAGGTACTTGCATAAACAAGGTAGAACGGTTGATGAACGGTTGGGCCACGATACGGTCACCTTGGAAGAAGAATGTAGCCCCGAGAGGGATTAGCCAGTGTGGGAAAGGTGTTAAAGATCAACCCCTCGCCCTATCCTATACTCTAAATAAATATGATTGCGAATATGAAACAGATTAATCCCCATGAGGCTATCGATTATATGATCCGGCACTCTGCTGAATACGCAGAAGCCAAGGCTCAAGTCACCTACCTAGAAGAATTCCGCAAAAGCAAAAAAGCAATGTTGTTCTCTGTAGCAATAGGCAACACTATTGCCGACAAGGATAACTACGCCTACAGTCATCCAGAGTATTTAGCGGTTCTGGACGGGCTTAAAGAGGCCGTAGAGAAGGCAGAAACACTTAGGTGGATGTTGGTAGCAGCACAGGCCAGAATCGATGTCTGGCGGTCACAGGAAGCCTCAAATAGAGGTCTGGATAGATCAACTCAATAGGAGGATAATATGGATGACAAATATATAGTCGATGATAGCAATTTGGCACAATGTTGCTTCTGCGGATTTGTGGACGATTGGGATGAGATACCTAGAGGGCGCTGCCAATTTACAGAGGATTATCTTACTGAGTGTCCAGAGTGCGGTGACGTAGACGGATTTGCCGACTATGATCCAACGAACATTGCTAGACAGCAGCGAATTGCCGCTAACCTTGCGAAAATTAACGGATCAAGACATTGAGGAGATTGGGTTACAGTCATTTGGTAACCTTTGGTACTACTATCCAGACCAGATTACACACTTAGTGAAGCTGGTTCATAAGCGGTTAGAGGGTAAAAATCGTGCGTAAAAGAGAAGCACAATACTTGTCAAAAGTAGCTGACATTGGTTGTATAATCTGCTATAGGGCAGGTTATCCTGGTACTTTGGCAGAAATCCATCACATTCGCGGGATTGGTCTGGGGATGGGGGTAAGGAATTCGCATTACAACGTCCTGCCGTTGTGCCCTGAGCATCATCGAGGTAACACTGGGTATCACGGTTTAGGCCGTAAAGCCTTTGAGAGGGCTTACGGTGTTACTGAGCAGGAACTTCAAATTCAGTTAGGGGAATTACTCAATGAAGAAGACCAAAGGCCAGAAGAAGGTAGCCAAAGTAATGAGGGAATTTGGCAAGGGAGAGCTGCATAGTGGCAAGGGTGGCCCAGTGGTTAAGTCTCAGAAACAGGCCGTTGCTATTGCGCTGAGTCAAGCTGGCATGGCTAAGAAGAAGGGTAAGAAATGAAGACGGGTCTTTATGCCAATATTCATGCCAAGCGTAAGCGTATAGCTGAGGGTTCGGGCGAGAAGATGAAGAAGCCTGGAACTAAGGGCGCTCCTACTAAGGCTGACTTTAAAAAAGCGGCTAAAACGGCGAAAAAGAAATGAAACCTTGTCCTAAAGTCTGTTCAGACATCAAGCTCAACCTAAAGAACAGGGATTGGGCATTCAAGAATGTAGGCTATGGCCCTGCAAACCCAGAAGAACCTGAGGATTTCTGGGATAAACGTGCAAAGGAGTGGAATACGACTCCAGACAATGCACAGACAATGCGCTGCGGTAATTGTTCTGCATTTATCCAGACTCCTGAGATGATGGAGTGCATTATCGCGGGTATTCAGGGTGAGGAATCGGATGCTGAGACTTATGCCAACGAGGTTGTAGACGAAGCAGATCTTGGATATTGTGAGCTTTTAGAGTTCAAATGTGCTGCGGATCGTACCTGCTCTGCTTGGTTAGTAGGTGGCCCAATAACTGAGCCTATGACCAATAAGCAAAAGACAATGCTCAAGATGGCTAAGATGGAGAGTGAGGAAGAATATGGCAGCAGCATGGACGAAGAAGGCGGGGAAGAATCCTAAGGGTGGTTTGAACGAGAAGGGCAGGAAGTCTTACGAGGCTGAGAATCCTGGTTCTAACCTGAAGGCTCCGGTCAAGTCTGGTGACAACCCACGTAGAGCCAGCTTTCTAGCCCGTATGGGTAATATGCCCGGCCCGGAGAAAAAACCTAATGGTGAGCCTACTCGTTTGCTATTGTCTTTACGAGCATGGGGAGCATCAAGCAAGGCCGATGCCAAGAAGAAAGCCGCAGCCATTTCCGCTAGAAACAAGAAAAAGTGATATTAAATCTAGGCTCTGGCAAAGACTGGAGAGAAGACTGTCTCAATTCCGACATTCAGGCAAGGGTAAAACCTGACTGGTGTTGCGACATTTCCAAGGTTCAATGGGGTCAGATTATCGAGACTCGCTTTGGACAGATCAAGATACGACCAGAGATATTCGACACTATCCTAGCTAACGATGTGCTGGAGCATATTCCGGACTTGGTTAGCGCCATGAGGAACTGTCGGGATTTATTGAAAAGTGGTGGCAAATTCATAATCTCCGTACCGTATGAGCTAAGTTTGGGTGCTTGGCAAGATCCGACCCATGTACGGGCGTTCAACGAGAATAGCTGGCTTTACTATACGGACTGGCACTGGTATCTGGGGTGGGATTCAGGGTTTAAGCTAGAGGAAATCCAGTTTACGCTATCGGAATTAGGTACAGAGATGTCAGAAAATGGGATTCCCGATCAGGAAATCCTGAGAACTCCGAGGGCTGTAGACTCCATGAAGGTTACCTTGTGCAAGCAATAGTCATCTGTACGGTCAACAATCCTGGCGTTACGGTGCTGCTGGAGAGCATCAGAGTCTATGCTCCTGCAATGCCTGTATACCTATCTGGGAATAGTCTGGATTTGTGGCATAGGTCTAAAGCAATCCTGCCGAATCTGGTCTGGAGGCCGAATCAGGCTACGAACTTTGGTGATGCTTACAATGTAGCTACAAACTATGCCTTTGAGCATGGGAAGTACGACTCAGTAATCCTCAGTAATGACGATGTAGTGCTGACTCCAAATACTATCAAATTGTTAACGCATGATACGAGAATTCTGGAATCAGAGGCTATGAATATCGGATTCTTGGGGGCTAGGTCTGATTATGTGCTGCATGACCAGAACATCAGGTTTCCGATGGAGGAAGACAGGCAATCAGGTCTAAAGTGGGCTAGTGAGGGCAATATCAAGGAGACAGGCGTAATTGCTCCGATATTTGCTAGTATTAGCAAGAAGGCATGGGATGCGGCTAAGTTTCCTAGTACAAATTGGTATTCCGATAATATAATATGCCATGACCTGCGAGAAGCGGGATTTAGGCATTTTGTGTCGAGGGCTTATGTGCATCACGCAGGAAGCCAGACAGTAGGCACAGACTTCAAGAAATGCCATGAGGAGCCACGAGAGTGGATAAAGGCTAACAGGCCAGATATGTACGAAATCTTTTACGCATGACATCCAGAGGATAATGCAATTATGGAAACAAATGACGATTTTAAAACGCCAGAAATCGGCAAAGGGCTAGCAGGGCCAGGTAGACCTAAGGGTATGCCTAACAAGTCAACTAGCATAGTCCGAGAGGCTATTGCTAATCTACTGGAGCGCAATGCTCCGAACATGGACAGATGGCTAAATGAGGTAGCTGATAAAGATCCTCATAAGGCATTGGACATTATCCAGAAGCTATCTGAGTACCATATTCCTAAGTTGGCTAGGACTGAGGTTACAGGCGCTGGTGGTGGGCCTCAAGAGCATATCGTTACATGGCAGAAGTAATCGAGATTGCCTACAAGCCAAGGGATCAGCAGCTAAAGATCCATGAGGCAGTAGATAACTACAGGTTTACGGTCGTAGTGGCTCATCGTCGTATGGGCAAGACTGTTTCTGCTATCAATCATCTGATAAAGGCTGCCATTGAGTGCAAGAAGCCAAACCCAAGATTTGCCTATATTGCTCCGACTTATGCTCAGTCCAAAAGGGTGGCGTGGGATTACCTACTTGAATTTACTCGTCCTCTTGGGGCTGTGGCTAATATCTCAGAGCTTAGGGTTGATTTTTGGGGTCGGCGCATTAGTCTTTACGGGTCTGATAATGCTGATAGCCTTAGGGGGCAGTATTTTGATGGAGTTGTCCTTGACGAGATCGGGGATCAAAACCCAAAGATCTGGAACGAGGTTATCAGACCAGCATTAGCCGATAGGAATACAGACGAGGCCCCTACCTGGTGTCTATTCATTGGTACGCCTAAGGGTAAGAACCACTTTGCTGACTTCAGGGATAGGGCGCAGACAGCAGAGGGTTGGAAGCTGCTGGAGTTCAGAGCCAGTGACACAGGTATCCTTGACGAGAAAGAGCTATGGGCTGCTCGTAAGGAAATGGGCGAAGACAAGTACGCTCAGGAGTTTGAGTGTTCCTTTAACGCAGCAGTTGAGGGTAGCTACTATGGTCAGATTATTAACGATCTCGAAACCAAGAGCCGTATTACCACTATTGACAGGGATGACCTTTGTAGGTCTTTTGTTGCTTGGGATCTTGGTATGGGTGACTCTACTTGTTTATGGGTCGCTCAGTTGGCTGGTAAGGAAGTGCGGCTTATCGACTGCGTCGAAAACCACGGTGTCGGTCTGGACTGGTATGTATCATGGCTCAGGGAGAACCGCTACGAGGGCTTCTCGCAAATACTTCCGCATGACGTTGAAGTAAGGGAGCTAGGCACTGGCAAGAGCCGCAAGGAGGTTCTAAACGAGGCTGGACTAGACATTACGGTAGCGCCAAGGCTGTCTGTAGCCGATGGGATTCAGGCTGTCAGACGCTTGCTGCCACGTTGTTGGTTTGACCACAAAACCAAGGCTGGACTGGACGCTTTAAGGAACTATCGACGGGAATATAACGAGAAGCAGCAGGTGTTTTATGACAAGCCCTTACACGACTGGTCTAGCCATTATTCAGATGCGTTTAGATACTTGGCAATTGGGCTTGACGAGAGTGATGATTCATGGTCTACAGATTTGCCTATCAATGCTAAATGGGTTGTATAATAAGCAAAATTCCTGTAAGGGCTTGCTATGAAGATGGATGAAGGCCAGATCAAGGGCATACTTGAAGCCGAGATAGATAACAGTATCGGCTACATTGAGACAGAGACAACAGAAGATCGTCGTAGAGCTTTGGATTACTACCTGCGTAATCCTTATGGCAATGAGGTAGAAGGTCGTAGCCAGATCGTAACTGGTGAGGTAGCTGAGGCTATCGATGGTGCGCTGCCACAACTTGTCCGCGTATTTACGACTACTGAGGATATTGTCTATTTTGAGCCTAAAGGCCCCAATGATGAGGAGTCTGCTAAACAGGCCACAGATTATTGTAACTGGGTGTTCTACCGTGAGAATGAGGGTCTGCTGATCCTGCACAACTGGTTCAAGGATGCTCTGCTGCAAAAGGTAGGTGTTGTAAAGTCCTACTGGGATGCCAAAGAGGATGTTACCAAAGAGAAATACGAGAATCTGACAGAGGATGAGTTGGCTCTGCTCTTGTCGGATGAGTCGCTAGAGGTGGTCAAGCAGGATGTTGAGATGGTTCCTGCTGGCATGGATATGATGGGTATGCCTATTGAGGCTCCGTCTTATGCTGTGACTGTCAAGCGGGTCAAAAAGTATGGTTGTGTCAAGATTGAGAATGTTCCTCCTGAGGAGTTCTTGATTTCCAAGGCAGCTAGGGAGATTGAGACTGCTCCTTTTGTAGCTCATCGAAAGCTCATGCAAAGGTCAGAATTGATTGCAATGGGCTACGACAAAGACATCGTAGATGAGCTACCTTCTTATGATGATCTGACGTTTAGCCCTGAGCGAGTGGCTCGATTTGACCAGGGTGAACAGCCAGACGAGCAACAAAGCCTTGATCCTGCCATGCAGACGGTTGAGGTATACGAGTGCTATATCCGCATTGACGAGGATGGAGATGGCCTCGCTGAGTTGCGTAGGATTGTTTATTGTGGATCGGAAATACTCGAAGATGAAGAATGCGACTATATCCCGTTCCATAGTATCTGCCCGATTCCAATTCCTCATAAGTTCTTTGGTCAGTCGCTGGCAGATAGAACTATGGACATCCAGCTTATCAAGTCCACTATTACCCGTCAGTCTCTCGATAATCTCTACTTAACAAATAACAATCGGGTTGGCGCTGTTGATGGTCAGGTGAACCTTGATGACCTGCTGAACGCTACTCCTGGCGGCATTGTCCGGATGAAGAACCCGAATGCTCTGGTTCCGCTTCAGGTTCAGTCTACCTTTGGTCAGGCTCAACCGATGTTAGCTTACATGGATGAGATTCAGGCTCGTCGTACTGGTGTAACTGACGCTCAGAACGGTCTTGATCCCGATGTTTTATCTAATGTTACGGCTGCGGCTGTGGCTGCGATGATGAAGTCTAACTCTGGCAAGCTGGAGTTGATTGCCCGTATCTTTGCTGAGACAGGCGTTAAGAGCCTGTTTAAGGGGATTCTGCGTCTATTGGGCAAGTATCAGGACAAGCCGAAGATTGTCCGTATGCGTGGCAAGTATGTGACCTTTGATCCTCGTACATGGTCGAATGAATACGATGTTTCCATTAACGTGGGTCTGGGTGCTGGAGACAGGGATCAGAAGCTGACTATGCTCCAGATGATCCTTGCCAAGCAGGAGCAGATTATTCAGTCTTATGGCCCGTCGAATCCTCTGGTTTCCATTGGTCAGTACCGTAACACATTGGCAAGATTTATTGAGGCGGCAGGATTTAAGGATGCTGATGCCTTCATGAACGAGATCACGCCTGAGATGGATGCTCAGTTGTCTCAGCCACAGCCACCTAGCCCTGATGCTCAGGCTGAGTTAGCTAAGATGTTGGCTGAGGTAGAGCGTGAGAAGACACAGGCTAAGTCGCAGATTGATGCTGCCAAGTTGGATCTAGAGCGTCAGAACTTGGAGGCTGAGTTCATGCGTAAGGGCATTGAGATGCAGATGAAAAGCCAGAAAGATCAGGCCGAGATTCGCATTAAAGAGGCTCAATTAGCAGTCCAGCAACTGCAAGCGGTTTTGGCTATGGACTTGGCTGACGAGGATACCCGTAACAAACAGGCTGAGATTGTGCTGAAGACGATTAAAGAGCTAGGGAGCCTGACTGGTGGATAAAGCACAGTGGGCAATTAACCTGCTTAGGGAGCCGATGTTTCAGGAGATGATGGAAGAACTCCGAGGCAACGAGCTTAACAAATTTATAAATAGTAATTATGGTGAGACTGAGATTAGGGAACAAGCGTATATGCGCCTCCGAGTCTTGGAATCCGTTGAATCCTATCTCGAAAGCGTTGCTGCTCAGAAGATGATTGACGAGAAAAGGATGAAGATTTTGTAACTCGCATCGGGCGATTCCCGATATAATTTAGGAAACTTATGAGCGATACTCAAAACACGACACCTGAGGGTAGTGGTGAGTTAACAGTGGATGGTGCAGCTAACGCTATCTTGGGTCTAATGGGTGGGGAAGAAGGCTCCGAACAGGAACAACCTGAACTCCAAGCAGAGGCCAACGATAGCGAGGCCGAATCTGATGAGTCTTATGATGAGTCAGAGGTAGAACAAGAAGATGGCGAGGATGAGCAAGAGGAGCCTCAGAAATTCCGTGTCAAAGCCGCTGGCGAAGAACGGGAGGTAACCCTTGATGAGCTTATCAAGTCTTATCAACTTGGCACAGATTACACTAAGAAATCGCAAGCTGTAGCTGAGGAACGCAAGGCGGTTGAGGCCGAGCGCCAGGCGGTTCAAGAGGCTAAGGCTATGCGCGATCAATACGCGCAGCGGTTGGAGATCATCGAGCAGATGTTGAACCAGCCGCAGGAAGCAGAGAATCTGGAGTATTTGAAAGAGACTGACCCTATCGGTTATGCCGTGAAGGTCGCTGAGATGTCTCAGAAGGAGAAACAGTTAGCGCAGGTTCGTGCCGAGCGTGAGCGCATCATGCAACAGCAGGAATATGACAGGCAACAACAGATGAGACAGATGATTTCTGTTGAGTCCGAGAAGCTAGTTGCTGCGATACCTGAGTATGCTGATCCGAACAAGGGCGAGACAATCCGCAAGGAAATCCGCAGTTTCGGTAAGCAGATGGGATTCTCTGACGAGGAATTGGCTAATGTGTTCGATTCCCGAGCAGTTCTGACGCTGTACAAGGCTATGCAATACGACAAGTTACAGTCGAGCAAACCTGCTGTTAACAAGAAGGTTTCAGAGGCTCCCAAGGCGATTAAGCCAGGCGTTTCTAAGCCGAGAGACAGTAATAGCGAGGAACTGAGAAAACTTAAAGCGCGAGCTAAGTCATCCGGAAGGGTGGCAGATGCCGCAAGTGTATTTGAACGATTCTTATAAGGAATGTAATCATGGCAACTTATACCGCCCACAGCGCGATTGGTCAGCGCGAAGATTTGACCGATGTAATCTATGACATTTCGCCTACCGAGACTCCTTTCATGTCTTCGATTGGCAAGACGAAAGCTACGGCTGTCTACCACGAGTGGCAGACCGACACCCTTGCAGCCGCTACTACTGCTAACGCCGCTGTTGAAGGTGCTGACGCTTCGGACGCTACCCTGTCTCCGACTGTTCGTCTTGGCAACTACACTCAGATCCTGCAAAAGACTATCAAAGTCTCTGGCACTCTGGACACAGTGAACAAAGCAGGCAGAAAATCTGAAAAAGCTTATCAACTTGCTAAGGCCTCCCAGGAAATTAAGCGAGACCTAGAGACCATCCTGCTGTCGAATCAGGGCCGTGATGCTGGCAACGGTTCTACTGCTCGTAAGATGGGTTCGCTGCTGTCATGGATCAAGACTAACTCGTCTGCTCAGACTAACGGTGGCGATCCTACGACTATCGGTGTTTCGACCCGTACTGACGGTAACACTCGTACATTCACTGAAGCCCTGCTGAAAGAAGTCGTGGCTGAGGTGTTTGTTTCCGGTGGTTCGCCTAAGGTTCTGATGGTTGGCGCAACTGGTAAGCAGAAGGTGTCTTCATTCACTGGTATCGCTGAGACTCGTTTCAACGTAACTGGTGCTGCTCCTTCGACGATCATTGGCGCGGCTGACATCTACGTTAGCGACTTCGGCAATATGTCGGTTGTACCTAACCGCTTCATGCGTACCCGTGAGGCGCTGATCCTTGATCCTGAGTATGCAGCAATTGCTTACCTGCGTCCGTTCCAGACTAACGAACTGGCTAAGGCTGGCGATGCTGACAAGACTCAGATCCTGGTTGAATGCACACTTGAGGTTAAGAACGAGGCTGCTCACGGCATCGTTGCTGACCTGAATATGGCACTGTAATTGAAATAGCCCCTGACCTTATGGTTGGGGGCTTTTCTACGAGGATTTATGACCTATAGACAATCTGTTGTTCATGCGGACGGTGATGGCGGGATTATCATCGAGACTAAACAAGATGTTTCCGAGATACTAGAAAGTAACAAGGAAATACTGGAGGCAGACAAGCAAAGAACTGGGCATCTAAAAGATCTTCATCATGTAGCAAGAATCCCTTTTACGGTCATTGATGACTTGAACAAGATGGGGATAATGAAGGGCTTTCAAATAATAGATGACGCAGCTTTTGCTCGATGGCTCAACAATTCCGACAATGCACAATGGAAGGTTTATAGGGGAACTATATGATCGTAGGGGCTTGCGTACCAGCTAGAGATGAGGTTCATACAGCGTTTGCATTTGACTTTGCCAAGATGGTTGGTAGAGACTCAAGGCATCGGTGCTCTAAGGAAGGTAATGGGCTAAAGCTCTATACGATGGCAGGAACGCTGATATTCGATCAGAGGGAGAAGCTAGTTGATGCTGCTCTGGCTGAGGGATGTGAGGCGATTCTGTTTATTGATTCAGACATGAGGTTTCCTGCTGACATTATTGACGTTTTGTTAAGCCGTGAAGTTCCGATTGTTGGGGTTAATGCTGTAACGAGAAGGAAGCCGACATTACCGACTGCGTTGAATCTTGAGATTGAGAAGAATGACGAGGGCAAGATTATCCGTCATGCTTGGCATAAAGTAGATTCGATGAATAAAGAGGGCGTAGAGCCTGTGACAGCGGTTGGTTTTGGTGCGGTGATGATTCGCAAGGAAGTCTTTGAGAAGGTTCCTAAGCCCTGGTTTGATGTGGGTTGGGGGTCAAAGGGGATTATTGGCGAGGATGTGCATTTCTGCATTAAGGCTTTAGATGCAGGATTCCAGACTCATGTAGACCACAGCCTCTCAAAGCATATTGGTCACATTGGTACTTACGAGTATCGATGGGAAGATGTAGAGGAAGGCGCGATAGAGGCGCACAATAACGGGAAATAGACATGGCATTTACGAGCTACAGTGACCTAAAGACTACGATAGCGAACTATCTAGCTCGTAGTGATTTGACTGATGTTATTCCTGACTTTATTCGGTTGGCTGAGGAACGGTTACGCCGTGATCTAAGAACCCGTCAGATGTTGGTGGTAGCTACTGCTAGCACAGTGGGTGGAGAATCCAAGGTAGGACTGCCAGCAGACTTCTTGGAAATGCGCGATATTCATCTGAATACGAATCCGATCACTTCACTTTCTTACGAAGCCCCTAATACGTTTTATTCAAGCTCCAGACCGACTGAATCTGGTATCCCAAGAATATACACGGTGTTGGCTTCAGAGTTGCAATTTGCCCCTATTCCCGATACTGCGTATACGGTTCAGATGTTATATTACGCAAAGCCTATGCTTATGAGTGATAGTAACGTCAGTAATACATTCTTGCTTAATTATCCAGATGCTTTGTTGTATGCTGCATTAGGCGAGGCTGAACCGTATTTAATGAATGATGCTAGGTTGCAAGTTTGGGCATCTTTATATGATCGTGCAATAACATCGATCAATACTTCTGACCAAGCTAGTGAATATAGCGGTCAGCCTATGTCAATGTCTTATAACGTGAGGTGAAATCATGGCAGAAATGTCAAACTATCTCGAAAACGCGCTAATTAACGCTACTTTGAGAAACACAAGCTACACAAGCCCTACAACGGTTTATGTGGCTCTTTACACTACAGACCCTACTGATGCAGATACCGGAACTGAATGTTCTGGTGGTTCTTATGCTCGTCAGGCTGTAACCTTTGGTTCTCCGTCTAATGGTGTATCTACGAACAGTGCATCTGTGACATTCCCGACTGCTACAGGCAACTGGGGAACAATTACGCACATTGGTATTCGTGATGCGTCAACGGCTGGTAATCTTCTGTATCACACTCCGCTGGATACATCTAAGACTGTTAACACCAGTGACGTATTTACTATTTCATCTGGTAATCTTTCCGTTACTTTGGAGTAAACAATGGCACTTGTTATTGCTGATCGGGTAAGGGAAACGTCCACCACTACCGGAACTGGCACATTGACACTGGACGGTGCTGTTAGTGGGTATCGTACATTTAGCTCCGGTATCGGCAATAGCAATACCTGTTACTACACGATTACGTTAGGCGCTGATTACGAGATAGGTTTAGGTACGGTTAGTGCTGGTCAATTGGCTAGAACTACGATTCTTAGATCGAGTAATTCCAACAATGCGGTTAACTTTGGTGCTGGCACTAAGGATGTATTTGCGACTTATCCTGGTGATAAAGCTGTAGATACGGATGGTACTCAAACGCTGATTAACAAAACTATCAGCACTGATAGCAACACTATCAATGGTATTGCTGCATCGTCATTTGTTTTATCTAATGCGAGTGGTGTCATTGATGGTTCTGCTGCTCAAAAGGTTATCCCGTCCGGTGTTGTAGTTGGTACAACTGACACTCAGACACTGACTAACAAGACGCTGACTGATCCTGCCATCATCGGCACGATCATCGAGGACGTATTTACCATTACTGATGGTGCTGCGTTTGAGATTGATCCTAGTAACGGCTCGATCCAGCTAATTACTTTGGGCGCGAATAGAACGCCAAAGGGAACCAACTTTGTTGCTGGTGAGGCTGTGACGCTGATGGTCGACGATGGTACGGCTTACACACTAACGTGGACTGATACGACCTTTGGAACGTCTGGCGTTAGCTGGAAGACAGACTCAGGATCGGCTCCGACTCTGAACACTACTGGCTACACCGTGATCGTGCTGTGGAAGGTTGGCACACAGGTGTATGGCGCTCGTGTGGGGAATAACTGATGCTTGCTAAACAGTTACAGGGTGCTGCGAAGTCTGCTGTTCCTCAATATATTGAGGACGTATTCTCGACGTACCTGTACACCGGCACTGGTTCGTCACAGACGATTACTAACAACATTGACACAACTACTTACGGTGGTCTTGTTTGGATTAAGGGTCGCAGCGGAGCTACTGGTCATCGTTTAACTGATACCGCTAGAGGTACAACAAAGTCATTAGAATCTAACAGCACTGCTGCTGAAGCTACTGAATCTACAGGTTTGACTGCGTTTGGTA